CTACGGCTGGCACTGCACTTTAGTTATGGAATCCGTTATCTTGTCTCTTAAGGTATGAGTCCCCAGGCCAGCATTTCTGCATTTATCATACTCCTTTATAATAGCCTCATTCGACATCGCGCAGCCGGATATCAGTATCAATAAGACAAACAGTAATCTTTTCACTTAAATCCCTCCTTATAAATATGATCAATAGTATATTACTTTTAGGTATGGTTTAATACCTATAACTTCTTATAGGTGCACAATACAGAAGCAATGCATTATCCTGTAGATGACTCCCCTCTTTTCTCCCTCAAAAGCTCCGATAACAGTTTCTTTTCTTCAATACGCTTTAATATTTCGCGCTGATCATCCTCAGGCATATCCTGGAGGACTTTGACTATCAACTTTGTCACGTCGGATACTTCATTGAATGAAGGCATCTCCTCGCCGACCTGCGGCGTCCGCTCCATGGGGCCTACGCCAGTGAGTAGCCAATCAAGCGAGATATTATTTATCTCGCAAAATGTGGACAATGGGCCATAAGGGATCGTCCCTCTTAATTTGTGATTGTAGAGCGCAGTCTTAGTCATTTTTAGAGATTCCGCCACTTCAGAATCACTCTTAAATCCGAACTTATTTTTTAGTCTGTCCACTATATGAGAAATATTTTTCATCAACGTTCACATTATGCTTGACTTTGCGTTCACAATTTGCTTATACTCTCACCAACAGGTAAAGGAATTGACTTCATGAACAAAAAAAATAAGCAGTTTAAAAAAATCAAAAAGCTAATGATCGACAAAGACGTGAAGCCATCCATGATCGCTGATAAAGCGGGAGTCACACGTGGGGCCATTACACGACTTTTGAAAGGCGATCTCGAATCAGAGCGCCTGAAGCAAGTAATTGCCAAGATGCTCGGCAAAAAGGTCGAGGACCTCTGGCCGAAAGGGAAAGCGGCATAGATGGGCACATCATTATATATAGGAGACAATCACACCCCCTGGGCGTCGGTCACTATTAAAGAAGAAGGCATGCGTCAACATGACCTTACGAGTGGCCGGCGCTCTTTTTGTTTGATGCCTTGATTTTAACTTTTTTTAGAGGGAGATGCAATGTCAAAAACAAAAAAAGATTTGCACACAGGCACGTCAGAGCAGGGCAGCCTCTTTGACAGCGATCTGGAGGCCGGGACGCTCGATGTGAGCATGCCCTTCCGGGACGCATTATCAAAAGCGATCCGCAAATGCCAATATTCCACCTGGCAAGTGGCCGCACTCATCAGCCGCCTCAGCGGCCATAACGTCTCCGAGGACATGCTCAACAAGGTAAAGGCCAGCGATCCAGCCTACGCACTCAGGGCAGAGGACCTTCCCGCAATCATTTACGTCACGCAATCACTGGAACCGGCGCGTGTGCTGATGGAGGCGGTCGGCGGGACGGTGAGTGATCACAATGAGAGTAAATTCGTCAAGCTCGCCCGGCTGGAGCAGGACAATGCCCGGCTGCAGGGAGAGATCATCAAATTAAAGTCAGAGCTGGGGATAAGGAGATAACCATGGGCGCGGATTACGAAGGAGATGAAGCAGTTATACAGGAGCGGGCCATCAAAGAACTTAAAGCCTTAAGCCCCGAGGCCAAAGGCCTACTCTGCCATCATATCGGTAATCCACTTACTGCCGTGCTCTTAGAGGTGGCGATGAAACAGTACACATATACAGAGAATTGTGTGCATCACATCCTTGAGGATCTGGATACCTTCGGGATCAGGGAGAACCTTAGATAATGTGCATTCTATGCAATACAAGAAAGGCCAGGTCTGGCAGTCAATTATGTGAATGGTGTCTCCTGAGACCTGTGAGAGAAGGCAAGGAAAAAATGAACAGGAGACAGGAGATAGAAAAGAGCGCGATACAGGCAGAAATCAGACGGTTGCAATTATAAATTAAGGAGGGAAACGTGGGTAAAAACGGAACGAAGGCAATCATACCAGATGACATCATCAGAGAGGAAGCGATAAGGGCCATAGAGGGCGATCTGCCCTATGAACGGACGCTATATATAAATGAAGTCCGGTACCTCATGAAACACACGGCGGAAACGATACTTGAGATCGGTAAGCGGCTGCTTATTATTCGGGAGAAAGAGGGTTACCGGCAATTTGCCGGTATTGTTGAGGAAGAAATTGGATTATCTCGCACTACAGCCTATCGCTTTATGCATTGTGCCGCCAATGCCGAGAAATTTCCCCGGATCGACTTGTCCCAAATTGGGACGAGTTCCAAAGTCTACGCACTCCTCGAGGCACCAGAGGAAGAATTGGCAAAATTCGAGCAGCTCGGCCTCTTTGCCGGGAAAGACATGGATGAACTTGAGCGCATGTCCGTCAAGGAACTCCGCTCAACGGTCAAAAAACTCCGCGAAAAAGCGGAAAAGGTCATCGGCAAACAGGTATCAAAGCTGGAGGCCAAGGCCAAGGCGCTTGAAGAGGAAAATAAAAAACTCAGGATACAGAACAGCCTCAATGATAAGAGCGCCACTGCCTTTAAAGACGCTTACGAAACCGCCAATGACCTGCTGGACCAGGCGATCACAATGCTCAATAATGCCAACAGCTCCCCGATGGTCTCGGCAGTCCTGGACGATGAAAAAACCCTCAAGAAATACACCAACATGGCAACCCTCTTTGAAAAGAAGTTTAAGGGCTGTTTAAACATCATGAAAGAGGCCTTATCATGACCGGCGACCTCGTGACACTGAAACAGCTCGCAGAGCTTGAAGGTGTGCCATACGACACTATCAAAAAGGCGTTTCAGCGTCAGTCATTCAGCCTCGTCCACTACCAGGGCGAGCAGCCGCTTGTCAGGATCATAGATCCGGCAATATCAGAGCACGCAAAGGCACGTTATTTTAATCCCACAGTCCCTGAGCCTGCAGGGACCTATCCCACGGAGGCGCAGGGGGACGTGATGAACCCCTCTGCGCCTTCCCCTCATAGGAAAGATGGCATTATATCCCCCGCACAGCTAAAAGACTGGCAGCGCGACTGCATGACCGCGCGGCTCGCGATATTACAGGAGATTGATACCATCGCCGCAGAACATAAACTATCGGCCAATAAGGCCATAAAACGCTTTATTAATTTAATAGAGAAAAAACACCTTGCGCCGCATATCCAGCAGGCAATATCACAGGCAAATCATAGAGACGGATCAGAGAGGACACTCAGCTGGCAAACCATATATCGCTGGATGAAACTCCGCAGAGAATGCGGCGCTCTCGGGCTCGCACCGGAGGACACAGAGCAGCTCTATATACCGGCGTGGGCAGAGCGGTTTCTCTCTATATACAGAGTGCCGAGCAAGCCGTCCATTCCGCAGACACTTGAGCTTATGGGAGCAGATGCCCCGCCATACTGGCAGGCAGTGCGCTTCCTTAAAAAATACTCCCGTCTCGACATACAGCGGGGCCGGATGTCCGGCAGTGAATTGCGAAGTGTCAAGGGCTACACCATCAGAGACAAGAGCCATTTAATGCCGCTTGATGTAGTAGTGGCCGACGGGCATTCCTACAAGGCAAAAGTCGCGCACCCGGTCCACGGCAAGCCTTTTAACCCCGAGGTCGAGGGCATCATAGACGCTGCAACGCGCGTATGTATCGGCTGGTCCACCGGCCTGGCCGAGTCCTCTATGGTAGTGGCCGACGCCATCAGGCACGCTGTCACGGTCAATGAAAAGAAGGCCATTGGCGGACTGTTCGCCATCTTCTACAGCGACCAGGGCGCGGGCAACAAGGCGCATGCCATATCTGACGAACTGACCGGCATCCTCGCGCGGATCGGCGCGACACCAAAGACCGGCATCCCCGGCAATCCGCAGGGCCGGGGCATCATCGAAAAGGCGCAGTACTCCATCTGGATACGCGGGGCAAAACAGCTCCCGACCTTCACCGGCACCGGCATGGACAGCCTGTCATATAGAAAGACCATGAAGATCGTCGATAAGGACATCAAGGAAAAGGGGACATCCCGGCTGCTCATTTCATGGGGACAATTCCTTGAATACTGCGAGGAGACCGTAGCGGCATATAATAACCGCCCACATTCAGCCCTACCGAAGATAGTCGATGCGCAGAGTGGGTACCGCAGGCGTATGACCCCTATTGAAATGTGGAACAGGTACATCGAGACCGGCTGGAAGCCGATGCTCCTCGATCCGGCAGAGATTAAGGACCTCTTCCGCCCGCAGGTAAAATGCATCGCCCGCAATGCAATGGTCAGGGTATTCGGCAATACCTATTACAACAACCTCCTTGAGCACTATCACGGCGAGGAAGTGTTTGTGAATTACGACATACACGACCCGAAAGTCGTGTGGGTCAGAGACCAGCAGCAGCGGCTGATATGTGAGGCGATCTTTGAGGCAAATAAGCGGCAATTCTTCCCTGTATCGGTTATCGAGCAGGCGAGAGAGAAGAGATTAAAGGGCAGGATAAAGCGGCTTGAGAGCCAGATTGACGATGCAAAGATAGAGGCATATGGCATCGAGGAGATCACCATACCCGAGGAGGCATTGATCGTGCCGACAGATGCGATCGAAGATGTCACTTTAGATACGAGTGAAGATCAGATATTTGAGGAAGCCTGGCAGCGGTATGAATATTTAATGCAGCAGGCGGAGATATCCACGGACGACAGGCAATGGATTAAGGAATATATGACATCGAATGAATACAGGAGCATCTATGGAAAAGAGGAAGCAACAGGATAAAAAAAGGCTGCCGGTAAGAGCAGCCTGAATACAAAACATCATTCAGAGGGAGGATAACTTTTGAAAAGGGTATTTGTCAATACGGAGAATGTAAAGAGTTTTAAAGCGGCGATCAGTAGATTGCAGAGCAGGGAAGAACAAGTGCCTGGTATGGCACTAATATACGGGGAGCCGGGACTCGGCAAAACAAAGACCGTTGCCTCATGGTGCGCGCAGAATTGTAATAACTCGTTTTTCATCCGGACTAAGAAACTCATGACAGGCCGATGGCTCCTTGAGGAACTGGTCTCGGAACTTGGAGAGCAGGCCGATAAGCGGGTCGCGGATCTCTATAGACAAGCCAGGACTATCCTGATGGAGAGGCAATGCACGGTCTTTTTTGATGAGGTCGACTATCTGTGTCATGATGCGCGGGTCATCGAGACGCTGAGAGACTTACACGATGACACAGGCACTCCCATTGTAATGGTAGGGATGGCAGAGGCCGAGAAGAAGCTCTCCCGTTACAGACATCTCTATGACAGATTTTCAGAGGTAGTTAAATTCCAGGACCTCACCGAGATGGATGTCCGTACGATAGCAGACGAAATGTGCGACGTCAAAGTCAGCGACGATGCCACGCGATATATTCATTCACTGGGCGGACGTTTCCGAAAGATCGTAATCCAGCTATATCGATGTGAATCCATAGCAAAAAAGAACTCTCTAAAAGAAGTTACGGCCTCTCATATTCAGAACGGGAGGCGTAAATGAGGGATCTCAAAAAACCTACCGCGCAGGACATAATCTGGAAGACCATCCGTATTCTGAGAGACTTCACAATCCACGAAGTCGAGGCAACAGCAAAGCTGCCGTATAAGAGCATAAGCGTCTATATCGCTGCATTATCAAGAGCGGGATATATCCTCAAAGTCGGCCTCCGGAAAGACGGCTCCGGATCAGCCCCGCGCTCGAAGGTCTGGCGGATCGTGAAGAATACCGGGCCGAAGGCCCCAGTTTTGCGCCGCTGTCTGCTCGATCCGAATCTCAATACGCTCACGGAGGTGAAAGACTGTGTCCCAGTGGATTGAGATATTAAAAAAGGAAGTCAATGCAAAGGGGCCGAAGATTGTAGCTCAGGAACTCGGCATCAACCGAACTACGGTCGATCTCGTATGCCAGGACAAATACCAGGCGAGCACAGATAAAGTCATTGCGCGAGTGAAAAAAGTTTACGGCCATGACGGCAACGTCCTCTGTCCGGTGCTCGAAATAATCACCCCGCTGCGTTGCGCGGAGCTCTGGAACAAAGCAAAGAAGATCGGGATGAAGGCCAGTAACCCGGATACTTTAAAGCTCTATAAAACGTGTCTCAATTGCAGTGTAAGAAGGAATTAATAATGCAGAGCACAGAACACAGAACACAGAACACAGACCGGCGGGAAACCGGTATTACAAAGGCACAAATCAAGCTGATTCACACATTAAAAACGAAGCTCGGTTTATCAGACGACGACTACCGCCTACTTGTGCAGGGCATACATGGTTTTTCCTCGACCAGCAAAGACCTCACATACAACGAAGCATCGAAGCTGATCACGGACATGAAACGCATGGCACACAAGGCTGGTACATGGACCACGCGCCCGAAAAAATATGACAACCTCGGCCACCGTCCCGGCATGGCCTCACCCGCGCAGCTCCGCATGGTCGAGGTAATGTGGTCGCAGGTCTCATATACCCATGATCCGGCCACGAGAGAATCCGCATTGAGGAAATTCATCTTCCGGCAGTGCAAAAAATCAGCGATGGAGTTTTTAGAGGGACGGGATATATCGAAGCTGGTCAGATCAATGAAGGCCATGAAGGGGCAAAAACGATGACAGCGTCAAAGTCATGTAGGGGCGCGGTGCTCGCGCCCATTGGTTGTAAATTCTGCAGTGAGATAACCCACGCCGTGGAGGTCGTGGAGTACTGCGGCATAACAATAGAAATAAACACCTGCTGGTTTTGCGGCAGGAAACTGGAGGGAGAGAGATGAAATTAGCGACTGCGAGAGTATGCATTCAATGTGAAGAAATCTTTGATCACATCCGGACGCTGCAGGCAGGGACCGGGGATGCGAGAGTATGTCCATCCTGCCTGTCAAAATCGACAGTACTGCTGTCTAAATACGTGCAGACGATGGCGGACTTTGAAAAAAACGGCAGCTGCTGCGCAGCGGAGGTGCCCGCATGAATACAGAGAACACAGATCACAGAACACAGATCACAGACTATCACTTCTTAATTATCCTGCTCTGCATCCTGGCCGCATTCGGGGCCGGGATGATCATAGGCGGCAGGATCGGCGAACGGACGACAAAACAATATTACGAGGAGGGAGGCGATGATTACAGGATTAATAATAGGGCTGTTCATCGGGACCTGGGCGGGGATGCTGCTCATGGCAATATTCACGGCGCGGAGAGGACGGTGGTACGATGACATTAGGTGAGATTGAAAGACAGACAACCGAGTATGCGATCGCAAAACGCGAACTCGACGAGTTGGTCGCAGAGATCAGCGAGAGGACAGAGGCGCTCAAGAGGGAATTCACCCCGAAATTAAAATCAGTCATGGGTAAGATAGCCCGGAAACACGAGACGCTTTATCGCTCCATCGCCGACAACACGGACCTCTTTGAAAAGCCGCGTACTCAGATATTTGAGGGCATCAAAGTCGGACTGATGAAGGGCAAGGGTAAGCTCTTTGTTGAAGATGAAGAGCTTACGATCAAGTTGATCAAAAAACACATGCCCGAGCAGGAAGAATACCTCATACATACAAAGTATGAGCTGATAAAATCAGCGATCAAAAAGCTTACGGATAAAGAGCAAGACAAGATCAACGTCGCCATCATCGATAAAGACGATCGCATCGTCATCGAGTCGATCGATACGACCGTGCAGAAGATACTCAACTCGCTTATCAAAGTGCAGATCGAGGGGCTGAGCGAGGAGTATAAAGAGGAGGCGGCATGAGACTGAAAAAGAATCAGGTGCTGCTAAAGATCGCATTCATTTCGGCCAAGATGGAAATCGACCTGCAGAAAATTAATAAATTAAAACTCAAGAGTTTGATCGATATAATGATGAATGCAGATTTTAAATCAGACAATGTGGCGAATAAGTTAGTTACAAAGTTTTTACAGAAGGAGGCGGCGTGAAAGAGGGATGGGTAAGAATCGAGCCTCTGGGCAGACGTCCGAAGTGGCATTATTTTATCGAGGGCCTACGGTATTCACTATGCGGGACGGCTTATGATCCCAACCCGCATACTTACGAAATGCGGCATATCACTGAGGGAGGGAATTGTTTATCGTGCATGAAGAAAATAAAAATCAGAAAGGAGATGGTATGAAAAACATACTAAACATTTGTGCAGTACTGCTGGCGATTTTATCGCCGGTGATAGTTGGTGCGATGGAGGTCACTGTTAACGGGGTCAGCGTAACGCTCGACTATGAAGAGCCGACGACAAACGCGGATCTAACATCTGCCTTAACAGACCTCGATCATACGAGCATCTATTACGACCTGGGCAGCGGATTTGTAGAGGCCGACCGGATACCCGCAACCTCAGCAACCGGAGGCGGACATATCACCGCAGGGATAACCGTCCCGGCGATGGAAGGGCAGGAAAAGGACGTGCGTTTCAAGACGACTGCGACGGACAACAGCGGCAATGAAAGCGCCGACAGCAACATCGTTACAAAACGTATAGACCGGTTGGCCCCTGCAGCGCCTAAATGATTTTATTGTAGGGTCCCGGCACGCCGGGGCCTTGCAATAAGATCATGATCACGAAAAAAGAATTAATGAAATATTCAAAAGAGACGCTCGCGGACTGTCTCGAAATAGCAGGCTTTCTTGTCAGTAAAAAACTGCTGGATGATCTGGAACTCAGGAACCAGATTAATTACCAGACGAAGAGAGAAGAAGCATTGAGAAACAAAGCCACAGCGGGGAATCAGACACTGAAGAAATTAAAAGGACCTAAGATGATGAAGGCGTTATCAGTCCAGGCCAAATTAATAATAGAGCATAAAAAGTGCATTGATATCTTAGATAAGCTTGCAGTGAAGGCGAGGAAATATAATGAACAGCATGGATAACATTTATTGAGATTATGAGCTTAGGATTCGGATTAGAAGGTTTAAATAATTTATTCAGCGGCGACGGGATCGCGCCGGTGTTTAGCGCGTCCGAGATGTCAATATTGAAGCACCGCGCGGACGAAGCGAAGGTTGTATATATTCCCAATAAAGCTATGAATAAAGCACCCTACGCGGTAAAGGCGTACAACATGGCTCTCTCGTACAAACGCAGGGAAATTATATGGGAGAACATGAATAAAAACCAGCGGGAATTTATTATCCGGATCAAGGACGGGCTGAAATGACAAAGTTTAAAAAGCGAGTCCGGAGACGCATTGAGATATGTAACAGGCATATTATTGATTGTATAGGTAAGCGGCCAGCGGGACTCTGGGGAATATCCGTTGACAATGACGTCTGGGCGCTGAGATATCAAGCCTGGATGGAGGCGTCAATGAAGATTGTTCGACTTAATTATGCGGTATATGAGTTTATGAGATGAGTCCTTTTATTCAGTTCACATGCGGCTGCATCGAAGGCCCGGCACCGGCAGAGAAGTGCTGGCAGCACGGCCAGCCGGTAAGGGGTGCGTTTACGGGCGTTAAGAATATCCCGCAGCGCGGGGTAGCACAGTATCTCGATTGCGTGATGGGCAGGCCAATAAAAATATGGATATCAAACAATCTGTGCGACGGGGCGAGTATCTGCCCGAGTAAATATGATTGTCAGCACAAGAAGCCACGGAGACAGGAGAAATTATTATGAGCGATTGTAAATCATCATGTAAGTGCGGTGCGGATCTCCCGCCTCATTATCACCCCCCTGTATCCCCCCTTAGTAAGGGGGGAATTAAAGAGGGGTCGCAGATAATATTATTCTGCGGTCTGCACTGCACAAAACGGAAGGACTGCGGACAATACGCCGTCCTGAAGGAAAATGGACCAGATAACGTTTGACTTTGAACTGAACCGGGAAGAACGAATGATCATAGATATACTACAGACCTGCAAAGGCAAAGAAGCCGCGATACTCGGGGCAAAAATAGCCGACCTCACCGGCATAACATATGTTGAGGTCAGACAGACGATCAGCCACCTGGTCAATGAGCACCACTGCCGGATAGCCTCATGCTCCCGAGGCTATTATGTCCCCATGACTCCGGATGAAGTTGACGCTGCATATAAAAGCATGCGCCACCGGGGGATATCAATACTCGTCCGAGCTGCGAATCTGCAAAAGATATCGCTCGAAGAAGTTTATCAACAGGGGAAGCTTGAATTTGAAGGGGGATTAAATGTTCTTTAATTGGCCCTTTAAAAAACGCAAGACAACCGGGAAGGTAACTCCTCCGACGCCGTGGCCGGAGACTCCAGATGCTGATCCTACATGGGATGCCTTCCGCCGGGCGGACGGGGATTGGTGCTGTAAGGTTTTTCAGCGGATGATTAAAGACGGAGTACCGCACATAACTGTCCAGACGCCGGAGAGGGACGTGATTGTGATGGCGATTAGATATTGTCCGAGGTGTGGGAGGAAGTTGTAAATATGTCGAGCAAAAGACGACTACGAAGGAAGGAATGTGAAAGCAAGAAAAAATATTTGACGCTTGATCATGCTTACTCTCATGTTCGGCTGTTAAAAAAGAAGGGCGACATTGTTAAGCCCTATAAATGCAGTTTTTGTGGAGCATGGCACTTGGGTCATCAGCGTATGAAGGCGATGGGGATAACTAATACATGGAAGCACATAGCGAGATAACATCTGGATGAGGGATGCCCGAAGACAGCAAATGAATAATATCAACAATAAAACATCAATAGCAGTGGAATGCCGGAAACAAGACCTGTGCAGGGCATTCCTCTCGATCTATTGGTTATCCTTTTTTTGGAGGTAGACAGTGATAGCTATTAAAAAGAGCCAGACAGCAGACACAAGATCGTGTGACTTTTCAACGGTCACAAAGGAACAACTTGAGGCAAGCAGTTATCAGCATATAGGTGACGTGAATAAGGGAATATTCTTCTTCAAGACCTTACTTACTGATGCCGGTTCAAAACATGATAACGATAAAATAACAAAGCTTGACCATTTCCATGCTGACTTTATCACAGGATTCCAGCAGACAGGCTGGTGGGACAATCACCGGAAGATAACACGGCACCATCTAACCGCCGAGGACGGGATCCCCGAAGATGTGAATCTCATTGACGTGCTGGAAATGATAGCAGATTGCGTTATGGCTGGCATGGGCAGAACCGGGAGTGTCTACCCTCTAACCATCAATCCTGACGTGTTGAAACGTGCAGTAGATAACACAATGGAGTTATTAAAAAGCCAGATAGTCGTAGAAGGATAACAAAGAATTGAGGGAACCAGACCATGAAGGATAACTGTATACCTAAGAAGGATACGCAAACCCGACACGTCGGCAACGCTAAAAATGCGCCCTCTGGTCTGGTTTCCTCTCCAATGTCTGGTTATATGAACAAATCTCCATATGCAGTAACGTACATCTGTGAAAAGTGTGGAGAGCCATATACCTGCAACGAGTGGGATGTAATACAGGTCTTGAATCAATATGGCTTTGGCTTCTCTGGAACCGACACGGTAAAACTGTGCCTCGATTGTTTCGAGGGAATGTGTCTCTGGTGGGAAGCATATTTTGATGACCCAGAAAATCAAGCCGAGTTTAAATTTATCATGGACATGGGGTTACACATATAACACACAAGTTGAGTGACGAGGCGCATGAAAAATAATAACTGGCATAAAGGCGATTTGAGCGTGAACGGGATGCACAGGCAGAAAAGTGACCTGTGCGACTCGTTCAGCTCGAACGCTTTGTTATACACGGCCTTCTTTATCAGCCACTTGACAGCCCTGGCGCTTTCGTTATATTCTGAAAGCGTTCAGTGTTTGAGGGCCATCCCTCCGGCCATCGTGGTAACACGGAAAGCGAGGTGTTTTAGTTTTTACGGGCTAAGTCAGCCCGAGTGTTCCACTAACCGCGAGGCGTGGACGGCTCTCAAACGCCGGAACAGCACTCGGGTCATTTTTTTGCCCGGTAATGTTCAAAGTTTGAGGAGGTATGTCATGTGCATACACAAGCCTGAAATCCGTCCGGGTCTCGGAGGGATAATTGATCACATCGATGTAATCAACGAAGTTAAGGATAAACTCACGCCTATCTTTTCCATGATAATCTTTGCGGAGGAGCTTAACCCTCTTTGCGGAGAACTGCTTACCAATAAAGACTTGAGCTATCTCGGACTGCTTATGCGGGATATGCTCGATGAAGCATGGAAAGCGACAGACGGAATATATGAAATTTTTAAGAAGGAGGTAAAAGCATGAAAGAGATAACGACAATGAACAAAGAGACAGTTCCGATTCTTCTTCTGAGAGACAATGAGTATGAGGTTTACGGGTACAGGCAGCAGCTTTGCTGTGAAACCGAATACTTAGGTAGGGCACTGGAATATAAGAACCCGGCAGCGAGATTGAGAGAACTAAAAAGCGACAATCTGGACATGTTTGAGGGCCATGTTTTCCCCGTAAATATGGCCGAGGTTTCGTCGGTTTCAAACCTACGAAACCCCAAGGGCGGAAGACCCTCAAATTTGTGGGATGAAGATGCGATTGTGGCCGCCTTCATGCTGGCTAAAAAACCCTCTGTTAAGCGGCGCGGACAGAAACTAATTGCCCGTCTCCGCAAGATGCACGACCAGAAGTTTATCATGACGCAGACCCAGCACGAAAACTACTGGTTCGGCGGCGCGCGCCGGACGCACTGGAAGGAAGTCCGTGAGCGTGCCCTGAAAGGTGAAAGCTACAGGGACATTGCAGATGCCATGCAGATAAAACGCGACCGGGTATCAAGGGCGGTAAGGTCAATGAGCAGGGTCGGACTGATAGACCCGCATGAAATCGCCGAAGTCCAGAAGGGGCCTGCGAGCAAGGCAGCGCGTGAGTTGGCTATGACATGGGGACAGCCGACGCTGTTTGATTATTTACAGGAGGGCACCGATGAAAAAAGAAACCACATGTGAACGAAAAGACCGGGAAGCTATAGAGTGGATTGAAAAAGAGGCCGCGAAGTTTGAACAAATGACCCCTGCGGAGAAAGAAGAAGAGCTGCGCTTTCGGCAGAAGATGTCGATGAGGATGCCGGAGGCTTATCAGGAGTTGGAACGGCAGCTTGAAGAAATGGAAGAAGAGGGCGAAGCGGTGATTCGTTTTCTTGCGGCAATGGCGTTCAAGTATCCCGTCACCAAAGAGGATATACTTGCTTTTCTCAAAGAACGGGGCAACGAGCATTTCTACACGGCTCTGCAAAAGGCGCACTAAAGGTAAAGACGTAAACAATACGGGGAGGGCGTGAACCCTCCCCGTGTATAACACACAAGTTGAGTGACGAGGCGCATGAAACATAACAGCAAGCATAAAGACGATTTGAGGGTGAACGGGATGCACAGGCAGAAAAGTGTCCTGTGCGACTCGTTCTACTCGAACGCTTTGTTATACACGGCCTTCTTCCGCAGCCACTTGACAGCCCTGGCGCTTTCGTTATATTCTGAAAGCGTTCAGTCTGTAAGGGCCCTCTCTGGCCTCCGCAGGAATGCGGATAGGAGGTTTTTAGTTTTAGGGCTAAGTCAGCCCGAGTGTTCCACTAACCGCGAGGCGTGGACGGTACCTAAAGGCCGGAACAACACTCGGGTCTTTTTATTGCCCGGTAATGTTCAAACTTTTAGGAGGTGCTTTATGAGCACAGAATTCCGCTGGTACCAACCGCAAACACCAAGAGAGGCCGCAGACGCTATTGAAAACGTCAAGGCTATTGTCCGCTTTCTCTGTGACAACCTCACGCAGGAAGGATTTAAGCCCGGTTATTCGTACTCACTGACAGAAGAAGGCGTAAATGGGCTTTATCAAATCTATAGTCTTATCGAGGATGTCCTCGATGTTTCAAACACCATATTAGTAAAGGAGGTAAGAGCATGAAAGAGATCACGACAATGCCGGTGAAAGTGTCAAACGGCAACAAAGCGATTGAAGTCTATGAATATGAAGGCGGCTTCTGTATGACTACGGAGTTTATCGGGAGATGCCTTGGTTATGCCCATCCCGGACAAAGCATGAGGAAGCTTTTTAACCGCAATAAAGCCGCCCTTGAACCCCATAGGTTTAGCGTCACAGTGACGCGAAACCCCCAAGGCGGAAGACCCTCGGATTTTTATGATGCAAAGGGCTGCTTAAAGGCAGCAGCTGCAGCCGGATCGTCTCAGGCTAAGAAGTTTCATGACCGGCTTGTTGACAAGTTCGCCGAACTGGAAGCTAAGCGAATAGAGCGGATCGAGGCATATTGGTTTGCAGAGAACCGCCGTCCATGGTGGCCGGAGGTCAGAGAACGAATAATGACAGGTGAGAACTTTCGGCAGATCGCCGAGGCTATGGGACGGAGTACGGCAAGCGTAAGAAATGCCGTTCGCCGAATGATTGAGATAGGTATCCTCCAGCCGTTGAGAGCTGCGCAAGCCCTGATTGGTACAACAAGGAAGACCGTTATCCGGTACGGTCGTAAATATATTAAAGATGATCGGCAGCTCTTTCTTTTTGATGAGCCGCAGACAACCTAAAGACGTAAACCACAAGGGGAGGGCGTGAACCCTCCCCGTGTATAACAACAGAATATACAAAGCACGCAAGGTGTAAATGTTTAAAAAGCGAACTAACTACAGCCCAAAATTAAAAGCAATGCGCGAAGCAAAGGAGCAGATCCGGCTCAATGGGCCTGCTCCGGATTATCCTCCGGCGCTGCCTCATCTGCGCAGGGAGATCATCGTCAGGGATTATGATTTCGGCCTGGTCGAGCACCGCATTCTCTGCTATGAGTGCGGCAGGATCGATTGTTACCGCGTCGAGCTGGATGGTCGGCCCTGGCTGACAAAGCGCGTAGGTTGGGCGCGGCTTCTCCGGGAAGGGCTGGGGAAATTATTTTTGAGGGTGAAGGCAACATGAACTGGCTCGACGACCTTAAACCGGAAGAGCTCCCTCCTCACTATCAGGAGATGGTGTCAATAATCGGGCTGGAGGCGACAATGAAGCTGGCGGAGCATTTCTCCAAACAGCCTTTTTACTTTACCGGCCTCGATGAGCTGGTCAGGAAAAAGAAAGAAGATTACATCCGAAAAAACTTCACCGGCAGCAATCATAATGCCCTTGCACGCGCGACCGGATACGGCAGGCGATGGGTCTATGCCATACTCAGTGCTACGCCGGATGATCGGCAGGCCGACCTATTCATAGGGAAAAACTTTTAATTGCTTTTTAATAGACTCTTCTGATACCCTTTAAAAATCCTCAATTGTAAATCCCCTGTTATTTCGTGCACCACTGCACCGGACACCTGCGCCTGCACTCCATTAAACTCAATCCATGCTCATAATATTCAACGAGTTTCAACCTCCAGTCTCGATGCCCCGCCCGTCCAGCGGGGCATCCCCTTTTGATAACGCCGAGGGCAGGCAACCAGCCGCACGCCCGATATCCATTGCACACGTAGGGGCGTATTGCAATACGCCCCTACAATTTAGAGATCCACGATGACCCCCTACGAAAAAGCATACTCCGAGACGATGCATATTGAGGGCCTATACTCTGATGACCCGAACGATTTCGGCGGCGAGACGTACAAGGGCATTGCTCGCAAAAAGAACCCCGACTGGCATGGCTGGGCGTTTATTGATGAAGCCAAGACAAAGCCCGGATTCCCGGAATCTCTCAAGAACAACGCGCTGATCGAAGAGCTTGTGAAAGATTTTTATAAGGCACATTTCTGGAATCTCGTATGGGGCGACCGCGTATCTGACCTCTCATGCGATGTTGCGGCAGAGATGTTCGACACCGCCGTAAATCAAGGTCCTTACTGGGCCGTGGTCTACCTGCAGCAGTCCCTCAATCTGCTGAATCGCAACGCGACATTATATCCCGACCTCGTCGTGGACGGGGTAATCGGGCAGAAATCAATATCGGCATTGCAGACATATCTGAGACGAGATCCTGCACAGATGCTATTGCTCTGGATGAATATCATGCAGGGCGCACGCTACGCAGAGATCATGAAAAAAAGCCCGACGCAGGAAGGGTATGCACGCGGCTGGGCCAAGAGAATCAAATTAATAAAATCATAATGGGAGGGCAAATGGACAGTAAAAATATTCTGCAATCAAAAACATTCTGGGTTAATATCATCGCAGTGCTCGCCATGCTGGCGCAGACGCAGACCGGCTTTATAATCGAGCCCGAGGCACAGGCGGCAATACTCAGTGTAATCAATATTATTCTCCGGTTTGTAACTAAGTCTCCGGTAGTGTGGGGTAGCGATTCAAACAGTTCAAGCGGCTCAAGCGGGCTAAACAGTTTAGGCGCATGCCTATTGGCCGTTATGCTGCTGGTGTCCTGCACCTCCCTCAATTCCAACGTTTACAAATACACCGAGGCCACCAAGGTCACCGCCGAGGGGATCGCCCGGATCGCCATCAATATGCACAAGGCCGGGACGCTCGATGACAAAAACTATCTGAAGGTCAAGGACACATATGAGCGCGCCCGGAAGGCCAGCGACGCCGCTATATTTGCGATGCAGGCCGCCCTTGAGGTCGGGCAGGATCCGCGCAGCTCCGAAAACTATAATCTGGCTCTCGATGAGTCCGTTAAGCTGTTCACAAAGCTCATCGACCTGGCCGTTGATCTCAAACTCATTCAGGGAGGTGGACAATGACACCTGCAGTCCAGGCGCTTAATATTCTGGTAACAGCATTACCGTCACTGATCAATATGGTTGCGCATTACGAGGAGATCGCCTCCCGTCCGGACACTCCTCCGGAGGATAAAGAAAAGGCAAAGGCCCTCCTGGAATCCATGCGCTGGAAATCATTTGATGAGCTGGAGAAAGAGGCGGCGGGCGAATGAGCGAGCTGGCTATCGCGCTGAAAGACTTTGCACTCGTCCTGCAGACGCTCGGTCCCTGGGGGATAGTATTTTTTTTATGGTGGGATGGCAAGAAAGAATCAAAAAAATGGGAAGAGCGGCATCAGGCCGTCGTGAAAATGTATGAGAACAACATCGAACTGGTGAAATCGTATGAAAATCTCTCTTGTGATCAACAAGGAATGATCACTATGAATACTGCCGCAATTACTGAACTTACAACCATCATAAAAGAGAGGATTAAATGAGCACGGAAGACTTGATTAAACAGGGGTTAATAGGACAGAGGAAACAAGCACGTTTAAGATCGGTCATTGACGGCAAGGCCGCGTTGCAGGCCCTGCTCAATGAAGCTGTCAGCTCAAAGATTAAGCCCCTTGAGGAGATTAACGTGGATGCTCTGCAATCCCATCTCGATCAACTGCGCGCGAAAAAAGAGGAGTGCGTGAAACTCGTGCAGGAAATAAAGGATCTGGAATAGTGGGAAGGCATACCCGCAGACATGGGAAAATCCACGAACTGCCCGAGGACATCCGGCGGCAGGTCAATGCGCTCCTGCTCGAACCAACCGTCACGTATGCCGACATCGTAAATTTCCTGAAGGAAAATAAGCACGAGGTCTCTGACTCTGCGGTCGGAAGATACGCTGACTGGTTTAACGAATGGCGCGAGACCGAGATCCTCCGGGACCAGGCCGCACTTATCGCCTCAGACCCTGCCACAGCGCTTGATCTCGAGAAGATGACCGCCACTATGGCGACGACCCGTTTTGCATACGCGATGAAAAAAGAGGGCTTCGATATTACCGAGCACCCGAAGCTCATAGACGCATTTGCAAAGATGCAGGCGAGCAGCGTGAAGCGTGAGCAGTGGATCAATAATATTAAAATCAAGGCCGAAAAGGCCGCTAATACCATAGAGAAAAAATTCGCAAAGCAATTCTCTCCGGACACCCTCAAATATATCAAGGAGGTCATTTATGGCCTCGCTACGTAGATTTTTATTTACATGTCTATTATCTGCGGGACTATGTCTTTTCATCGGTCCAGTCGACGCGCTTGCGTCACCTGCACCAACGACCGGCAAAAACAAGAGCACCGCAATAATTAATCAGTCGCCTCAAAACGCTATCACATCTCAATCTACCATTTCGCCTCTGATTAAATTGACCGAGTATCAGCGTCGCTGGGTCCAGGACCAGTCGCGTTTCAAAATCGGCAAGTGGTCACGTCAGGCGGGGAAGTCATTTGCAACCTCGCTCGAGGCAGTGCTGGACTGTTTCGAGCATAAGACTAAGTGGGTATTCCTGAGCGCCGGTGAGCGCCAGTCTAAAGAACTCATGGCAACAGCGGCCATGCATGCCAGGGCCATCAATATCGCCATTGAAGAAGTCGAGGGTACATATAAGGACGAAGCCGGGACTGAGTATAAGCAGCTCGAAATCGTATTCCCCAACGGTTCCCGCATCGTCGGCCTTCCGGCCAACCCGAATACGGCCCGAGGTCACAGTGCAAATATACTACTGGATGAATTTGCATTCCATAAAGACTCCCGCGCCATATGGAGATCATTATTCCCGACGGTCACTCGCGGATACAAAATCCGGATCATCTCAACCCCCCAGGGGAAGAAAAATAAATTTTACGAACTCTGGACCGCGAAGACATTACAGATGTGGGACGGGCTCGAATATGAGCACAAGGGAGAGCGCGGCGGCTGGTCAAAGCATAACTGCACGATTAATGACGCCGTATCGATGGGACTTGCGCTGCTGGATGAAGAAGGCAAGCCTTGCGAGGCCGAAGATCTCCGCCTCGCACTCAATGATGATGAAGCCTGGCATCAGGAGTACCTGGTCGAATTCCTCGACGAGACAACCGCCTGGCTGCCCTATGACTTAATTGAGACGGTCGAAGACCAGCGGATTATTGCGGAGCCGTCATGGGTTGAGGATCTGATAGCCGCAGCGGCAGAGCACCACTCGCAATATAAACACCTGAAGGTACCGCCCGCATTTAATGCAAGCCCGATACTCTCAGAAGTGCCTTTTACCGGTGATTTATATGCCGGATTCGACGTAGCGCGTCATCGCGATCTCTCGGTGATCTGGCTTGATGAGGAACGCGAGGGGATAGCCTGGAACCGCGCGGCGATTTCTCTTAAGAAACAACCCTTCGGCGTGCAGAAGCGTGTATTACATTCACTGCTCGAATTGCCGACGATGCGCAGGTGCTGCATTGATAAGACTGGCATCGGCGAGCAGATAGCAGAGGAATCGGTCGAGAGGTTCAGCTCAAAGGTCGAGCCGATTGATTTCAGCGCGGCCAGCAAAGAGGTCCTTGCAACCGGCATTAAAAAGTCCTTTGAAGACCAGAAAGACCGGATCCCGGCAGACCACACGATCAGGCAGAGCCTGCACAGCGTGAAAAAGACCGCGACCGGCACCGGGCATTTCCGCTTTGACGCGGACCGCACCGAGCAGATCGGTCACGCCGATCATTTCTGGGCAAAGGCGCTGGCAGTGCAGGCGCGGTCGAAACCGGTTGCTCCGATCGAATTCCAGTCAACCGGCAGAAAACGCGAATCAACCAAAATGGCGGGGTATATGAGATGAAAAATTGCAAGACCGGAAATCGCGCACAATCGACGATTCCAGTTAAGAAGGCTGTGAGATAGCCATGTTGAGGGCTGAGGCGTTTTTTGATGAGTTTAGAAGGGTCAGTGAGGCTATAAGGGGCTGTAATTTTAAAGCGGTGACCCCGCAAAAAGGGAATTTTTAGCATGAGCGACGAAAACAACGAGATTGACGACAGCAAAAAGCCGGTAACGGACGAGATCGCCACGGTCGAAAAAGACATCTATATGGATTACATCGGCAGGACGCTGATCAATCCGGACAAGACGTTAAAGACCGAGGGCGGCGGCAAAGGGATCGAGTTATACGAGGACCTCCTGCGCGATCCGGAGATCCGGCAGGCCATGCAGACGCGGAGGCTTGCGGTCGTCGGCAGGGAATGGGAGATCATACCGGGATCAGAAAAGGCCACGGACATAAAAATTGCCGACTATGTAAAGGAGGTGTTGCTCTCCTGCAATTTTGACAATGGCAGGAAGGCCCTCCTCTCGGCAATTGTCCTCGGGTATAAGCCCGCTGAAATCATGTGGGAGTATTCCGAGGGTAGCATCTGGATCAACCGCTTTATCGGCAAGCCGTCACGGCGGTTCACCTTTGACATGGACAATAACCTCCGATTGATCACGCTCAAGAATATGATCGAAGGCGAGGCAGTACCGTCCCGGAAGTTCCAGGTCTTTGCGTGGGGTTCTGAAAACGGATCACCATTTGGCTATGGACTCGGCAGCTCCCTCTACTGGATGGACTGGTTCGCAAAGAACACGCTTAAGTTCTGGCTGATATTTGCGGACAAGTTCGGTCAGCCGACCGCAGTCGGGAAATATCCGACCGGCGCGACGACAGAACAGCAGGGTAAATTGTTAGACGCTATCGATACGATCCAGACAGAAGCTGCTATAGCTATCCCGGAGAATATGATAATCGAATTACTCGAGGCAGCCCGCACAGGATCGATGGACACCTATGAGCGCCTCTGCAATTACCTCGACAAGAAAAAGACCAAGCTCATCCTCGGGCAGACCCTTACATCTGATGTCGGAGAAAAGGGCAGCTATGCCGCGTCAAAGACACATGAGGAAGTCCGGCAGGACTTTATAACGGCGGACGCAGATGAACTCTGCGAATCGCTCAACGACCAAGTCATCAAGTGGCTGGTCGATTACAACTTCCCAAATGTCAAGCGATACCCGAGGATCTGGATCCGCACAGAGGATGAAGAGGACCTGAAGCCTCTGGCCGAGCGTGACAAACTGCTTGTCGACATGGGAGTACCGATCACGAAGAAATATTTTTACGACACGTACGGCATTCCGGAGCCGCAGGCTGGGGAAGAAATAGTCAGCGGTCAGCAAACAGCGGACGTAGGGGCGAGGGCTTCTCGCCCTAAAAATGGGAACGGCGAATTCGCAGAGGACAAAACCTTCCCCGACCAGATAGCCATTGACAACCTCATCGACTCAATCACCCCGGAGCAATTACAGGAGCAGCTAAACGGCGTTTTAAAGCCTGTTATAGACCTTATTAAAACCGGCGAATCATACGGGGCGATCATGGAAAAGCTCTCGACATCATATCCGGAAATGGACTCCGACGCGGTTGAGCAGATGCTCAGCAGGGCAATATTTATCTCGGAATTATGGGGGAGGATCAATGTCTGATAATATCCTTCTCAATGCATTTAATCTCCCTCCGGAGGCGGCGATCGAATACCTCCGCAAGAAGGGCTATGAAGTCTCATGGGACTGGCAGGACCTCTGGCAGGCAGCGCAGGCCAGGGCATTTACCGTTGCCAAGGCGATGAGGCAGGACATTTTAATCGATATCAGGGACATGGTGCAAAAGGCCCTCAATGAAGGGATCACATTTCAGCAATTTCAAAAAGAGCTGGTCCCGCTTCTCAAGGCAAAAGGCTGGTGGGGCAAGATGCTGGCCGGAGACGTGCCCGGATTCGATCCGGCGACCGGTGGTGATCCGGACAAGCTCGTGCAGCTCGGCTCTCCCTGGAGGCTCAAGACTATCTATCGCACAAACCTGCAGGTCGCATATATGGCAGGCCGTGAGCAGGGGATGGAAGAGGTCGCCAAGGCGCGGCCTTACTGGCAGTACATCGCAGTCCTGGACAGCAGGACACGGCCAGCTCACCGGGCTATGCATGGGAAGATATTCCGGTGGAATGATCCCTTCTGGGACAAATTCTATCCGCCCAATGACTGGGGCTGCCGCTGCAGGGTACGGAGCCTGTCAGAGCGCGAGATGGAGCGCGACGGCCTTGAGCCCGAGTACTCTACAGGTAAGATCAGCACTAAGGAAATCGTCGCCGACAAAAAGACCGGCGAGCTATCAACGATATCGACATACCGCGATCCGGCAACGGGTGACAGATTAACAACCGGGCCCGGATGGGATTACAACCCCGGAAGGGCGAGTTGGAGCAAGGCATCATGATCACATTAAGAGTTAATGACAGCAAAGTAGTTGCCCTCCTCGGGGAACTGGCATCGAGGGCAAAAACCCCTCGCCCGGTCATGAGCGAGATAGGGGATATTGTCATATCGTCCATTGAGAAAAATATCCAGGTCGGAGGTCGGTACTCCACTCCCGATTCGTGGAAGGGCGGATCACGTAAGTGGAAGGGCCTCTCCTCCGCCACGATAAAGCAGCGCACGAAAAAGGGCTACTGGCCCGGAAAGATATTGCAGCAGACCGGCCAGCTCGCAGGCTCTCTGTCAAAGAGGGTCACTAATAATTCCGTAATCGTCGGAACAAATAAAGTTTATGGAGCGGTCCATCAATTCGGCATTGGGCGGAGATCTTCATTAAGGTCCCGCAGGGTAATGCCCGCTATCCCGGCCCGTCCGTGGATCGTCGTGCAGGATGAGGACCTGACCGAGATGGGACATGCCATCACCGCATACCTGATGAAAGGAGTCAAATGAAAGACTGGATCCCAATATTCAAAACCGGCACACACACAGACTCTGCCGGTAATACAAAAGACTGGACAGAGCAGGACCTCGATAATATCGTCCAGAAGTTCAGCCCGCAGATCGGCGCGCCGCTTGTTATCGGCCATCCGAAAGACAATGCCCCGGCATACGGCTGGGTCGAGGGACTGAAGCGCGTCGGCCAGATGCTCTATTACAAACCGATGCAGGTCATCGAGGAGTTTAAGGAGATGATCAATAAAGGACTGTTCAAAAAACGGTCGATATCCCTTTACCCGGACGGCACGCTCCGGCATATCGGATACCTGGGCGCAATGCCTCCGGCAGTAAAGGGACTCCCGGACCATACATTCATGGCAGAGGAAGACGCGGCGACGTATGAATTCTCGGAATACCGCATGACCATGCTGGGCGGCATGTTCCAGCGGCTACGTGACTTCCTGATAGAAAAATTCGGTACCGAGGCGGCTGACAGGATCGTCTCGGCTTATGAAATAGATGAACTGAAGAGAGATGATTCAGTTACAAACGATAACCTTATGCCTGCATATAGCGGGAAAGGAAAGGAGGACATAACTATGAGTTTTATTGACAAACTCAAAAACCTCATGAAGTCCGAAGGCATGGATGTATCAGATATCCCTGCCGGGAAGAGCTTCACAGAGGCAGAAGTAAAAGAGATGGTGACGCAGGCCGTGCAGAAAGCAACTGCGGATTTCACCGAAGCAACAAAGAAAAAGGAGACGGAGTTCAGCGAAAAGGAAACCGCCCTCAAGCAGAGAGAGGACGCCCTGAAAAAACAGGAGACCGAAAGCAAGAAAAAGGCCGTCACGGAATTCTGCGAGGACCTGAAAAAGCAGGGCAAGCTCATCCCCGCGATGGACAATCTGGGCATGGGACTGACCGAGTTCATGCATCAGATAGCCACCATCGAGACGACCATCGAATTCGGCGAGGGCGCTGACAAGAAAAAGCAGACCCCGCTGGAGTTCATGCAGGATTTCCTCACCGCACTGCCGAAGCAGATAGAGTTCGGCGAGGTGGCGAAGAGGAGCACCGACACGGCCCCTGCCGGTGGTAACGCTGGGGAGAAGATCGAAGCCCTCGTGCAGCAGCGCATGAAGGAAAACAAGGAACTGAATTACACCCAGGCATTCGCCGAGGTGCAGAAAGAATATCCGGAGCTCACAGCAGAATACGCTGAGGAGATGAGAGGAGGTAATTAAGAATGGCAACGGAAAATAAAATACTCGATCTGAGTTTTGAGGCAGCCGAGGACCTCAGCAGTGATCAGTACACATTTGTCGTACTGACCTCAGCAGGGAAAGTCAGACGCCCGGACAGCGAAACGGAGGTCTGTCTTGGCATCCTGCAGAACGCCCCTGCATCAGGAGAGGCAGCGGCAGTGAGGATATCGGGAGTAAGCAAGCTTGCAGTAAACGATGCTATCGGCATAGGCACGTTTATCATGCAGGAATATGTCAGCGCAACAGACGCAGGCAAGGGTAAGACCTCTGCCGGGGCACCCGCATACTCACGGGCAGTCGCGATTGAAGCGTCGGCTGCTGAGGATGACGTGATCGCGGTGCTTTTAACCAGCACCTTCCCGGCTATTAATGATGCAGTCGCGCGTGTATCGACCGTGACCACAAAGACGACTGCCGGAGCAGTGACTTATACGGCGGCAGAGCTGATCGGCGGATTGATACTGAGGGATCCAAATGGCGGAGCGCGGTCGGATGTTACCCCGACAGCGGCGCTTATTGTGGCCGGGATTGCCGGAGCAATAGCTTCATCGTCATTTGAATTCACGATCAGAAACACCGCTGACGCGGCAGAAACGATCACCGTCACTGCAGGGGTCGGCGTAACACTGAGCGGCACCATGACTATTGCACAGAATAACAGCAAGAGATTTCTTGCGGTTGTCGATGATGCCGGATCAGGCAGTGAGGCTGTAACGATTTACAGTCTCGGCACTGTAGTCCACTAATTACTAAAATCAGCAGGGGGGCGAATCGCCCCCCTGCATTGAAAGGAGGATTTAAAAATGCCACAACCCAATGTACGAGAATTAATCATAGCCGGACCTCTGGCGAATGTGAGTATCGCATACCGGAATCAGAGTTATGTAGCAGACCGGGCATTCCCTATTATCGACGGGGTCGCGCCTGATGCAAAAATAGCGAGATACCTGAAGGGGGCATGGTTCCGTGATGAGGCGGCAGTAAGGGCTCCCGGTACACGCGCAAACAGAGGCGGATATCCGGTCGATTATTTAGACCTGTCAGTCAAAGAATACGCCTTTGCAAAAGAGGTAACTGACGAAGACAGGGACGCTGTAAAGGCCCAGGGCGCTCCTCCGTTGAGCCCTGACCAGGATGCGATCGAATTCGCAACTGATAAAGTCGACCTGAAAAAGGAGCGTCGCGTGGCCCAGTTGATACTGGGAGGCACCTGGTCAGGAGTTGCAGGGGAAGATGCGGGCGGTTTATGGGCTGCCGGTTCGGGGAATACATTCCTGGCAGATGTGAGGGCAAGAGTCGAGACTATCAGATCAAATACCGGCCTTAAGCCTAACTGTCTTATCATCGACCACGGCACATATAACTCGCTCAAGGAAGAAAGCACCGTGCTGTCTAAGATCCAGTACGTAGAGAAAGCTGTGCTGACCAAAGATCTGCTCGCAGCGATTCTGGAGTTAGAAGAGGTCCTGATCGGAGAGGCGATTTACTCCACAGCAAAAGAGACTAAAGCCGGGACGGAATTTACCGCATCCAACGTGTGGGAAAAGAACGCAGGCAAAGGGTCCGCGTTCCTGTACTACCGTCCGAAGAGAGCAGGATTAAAAGTCCCGTCTGCCGGATATCAGGCACGTACAAAGTATGGCGACACAGGAAAACCGAGACGCACTACAACGTGGCGTGAGAATGCCGAGCACCAGGACGTATATGAAGTCGCAGAAAAGACGGACATCGTCCAGACCGGAGCCGACCTCGGCTTCCTCTGGTACGACACACTGCTAACTTAAAAACTTAGTGATTAGTGTCAGTGATTAGTGTCGGATTCGATGCTTTTCACTGACACTGACACTATTAACTGACACGGATATTAAATGCCATATTGCACACTGACAGACATTAAAAAGCTTATCCCGGAGGTCACCGTCATCCAGCTCACGGATGATGAGGACACCGGCGCGGTCGTTACATCCCGCGTCGATGAAGCGATCGCGCAGGCGGACGCGGAGATCGACAGCTATTGCGGGGGTAAATATTCCGTACCGTTCAGCACCGTCCCGGACATTATCAAAAAATGCTCCGTGGACATATCTACCTATAATCTCTATTCCCGCCGGGTCGAGGAGATCCCCGCGACGCGGGCGGACAGATACAAAAACGCAATCCGGCAGCTCGAGGGGATTGCAAAAGGGACTATCTCTATTGGAGAGAGTGTTGAGCCTACCGCCGCATCAGAGGGCGGAGTAGCAACCAATAAAACTGCAAGCGACCGTGTCTTTACAAAGGACACGATGACGAATTATTAATGGAGGTTTAAATGACAAATAAAAGACTATTTAAAAAAGACTGGATTATTGCCTTCGGAATACTGACGGTCTGTGTTCTGTGTTCTGTGTTCTTGGTTCTGCCTGTTCTTGCGGCGGATGTCCCGCAGAAAAGTATTTATCACCCTAACCAGCCTCCATATTTTCGCTGGACCCTGGCGACCGCCCAGGCCGTAACAGGGGATAGCGATACGGCCACTGGAGTTGACTACTGCGAGGGTGCAAAGACCCTCACAATCACAACAGCGGGCGCAAGCGTGAACCTCACCGTCACACCCAAGGAGGGCGCTGCCGCAAAGGCGATAAAAACATACACATTCACAACTGCCGACACAAAAATCATATCAATCACGCACTCTCTATCGACATGGAAGGCGACCTCGGCGATCACGGCAGGTACGGTGTCGATCACGCTTGAGTGCGCGGGGAGGAGGTAGACGTGAGAACACAGAACGCAGAACACAGAACACAGATTAAAAATCTCGTCACTCGTTACTCATTACTCGCTACTGTCTTTTTACTTCTCACTTCTCACTTTTTACTTCCCTCTTTCGCCGGTGCGGAGTATTACGATGCTGCAGATGATTATCAGGAGGTAAATGGAGTTAGGGATATTTCGACCATTAAATCCTCCATTATATCACCAGATTTATTATGTCAAAATCTCGACCTGCCGAAGTCGAGCGATATAGCGATTAATGGGGAGATAGCATATGTGACGCTGGCTAATCCGACGGTGGATAATGTAACTGCATCAATAGCTATACTAAATAAAAATGACTGTAGTATTAAGGGGTTCTATAGTCACCCCGAAATGGCCGGGCCACACACTATAATATTTCACGCTGGATTTTTATATGTGCAGCAGGTGGCTCCCAAGCAACAAAAATCCATTATTGCGTTGGATGTGCGACATGGTATTTTCCCTAAATTTGCGTCACGGATATATTTTAATGGGTTTAACGGTGGAAAACTACTCAGGGCGTACGGGAATTTATTGATCTCAAATGGGAATGGATTGACGTTCTGGGATATAACAAATCCATATAAAATAAAGCATTTAACATCAGTAATAGATGCTGGCACCGCATGCATAAATGAAAATCAAGGCGACATCCCCTCCAGCTGTTTTACAAACGCAGGATTTATTGATTGTCCAACGCCAGGCTGGTGTTTTGCAGGCAACGGGGCACGGGATGAATTTGTATCAATTAATTATTCTCATGGTCTCAATAATTCTGTAGTCGTGAAAATAGTAGATGTGTTAGAAGATAGCCGTTTCCGGGCATTTAATGCAGATTTCACGTATGCCTGCAATAATGCGGAATGTTGGGTCATGAGCATGGCCACCAGCAAAAGTCTGATTAAAGTAGATATAACCAACCCTACTAATTTGCGAATAATGACTGCCCCAAATACGTTAAATGATTATGCAGCTAATTCCTGGCACCTGTCCGGCCCGGTGCTGTATGCAGGAGAGGAGTCATCAAATGGATATATATCAGCCTTCAATGTGTCATCCTCAACTCCATATCTAATTTATAGATTACAGGTAGGATCAGCTCCTGAAAATATACACCGTATACTGCCAGAGGGGGACAGGCTGTATGTGATAGGTCTGAGCACAGGTGCTGACACCGGATTTCTGAAAATTTTTTCATCTAACGGGGTCAAAGGGGATACTGGCCGATTTAATGATTTAGGCGCCGGTAATATTTCTGTGGATCAATCAGCCCGTATCCACGGCGATTTACATATAGGGAATAGCGCTGATATATCGGGCAGTCTATTGGTGTCAGGGGAACTGTCGGTGTCCGGCGGGTTCAAGGTCAGGAGTTCTTATGAGTTTTCCGACCCATCGGTATCATTTAATGGCGCAACAGAACCGTTACAGTTTTTTTCCTATGATGACGTTTTATATTTAACAGAAGGGGCGTCAGAAAAATTATATTATTATCCCTCCAATATCGCAGGGGAAACATGGGCAACAATTGATTTATCGTCAATAGGAGCACACACCGGGTCGCTTTCATTGGCAGAATTCAACCAAAAATTGATGTTATCAATGGATGGCGTCAGGGATATTTATTATTGCAATAATAAGTCTGGCGGGGGGATCAGCACATTATGTGACGATGTTGCCGATTTCACGTCCACTGGGATAGACACTGCGTCAGACGTGGAAAAATTTTACGACATGATTCCACATCATGGCAGGGTTTATGTAGGTGCCGGGACTGGTCCCGGTGATGGCGATATCCATGTTTGCAATCCTGCCGCAGGAGGGGCGGGATCTGACTGTGATGATGCAGCAGATTGGGAAATATCGGACAATAGAGCATCAGCTACAACGGCAAAGGCGTTGGAGCCTCACGGTAATTATTTATACTCAGGGTATTCAGCAGACGCAACTGACGCAATACGTTATTGCGATGATTCTGTTAATGGGTCATGTGTATGGGCCACTGCAGCGACCAAGTCGGCGTTGGACAATGTAACTGGCGTTAACGATTTATTATCGGACGGTGGGTGTTTATATGCAGCAACAAGTAAATCCGGCGCTGCCGCGTTGTGGCGCTGCTGTACGACTGATGGTATTTGTGATAATTCCCCTGCGGGAGAGTGGGTTAAATATTACGAAACTACGGCAAATAATATTAACGCCGTAACTCCGTATAATGGCAAAATCATTGCTGCTACGCAATCTGCTGGGGCCTCAGGATCAGTGTTTTCTATAGACACAAATGGAGATACCGGGGCATATAATTCAACGCAAATTATTGATGTGGCCGGCGCCTATGTGACCAGGGCATTGAGCACGTGGGGGGGGGCGTTGTGGATCGGGAAAAATGGCGGAAGTGGAAATATATATACAGTACCGGCGAAATCAGGGTATGTGGCAGATTATTTAGGCGCGGTGACAGCGGGCAGTGGAGTGCCTATGATCGTCAACCAATTAATTGTACGGGATATGCCTCTGACGGCAATCCCGTTAACAAATATAATTACGCCCCCCAGTGATGGGCTTTACAGTATACGTATATATGCAACATGCACGACGACCGGTGCAACTGATAGTCTCGACACAGTTATAGTTGGCTGGACTGATGATTCGGGCACGGCACGAAGTGTTGATGTACTGGGGGGAGCACTGAATTGCTCATCATTAAATTCTAAATCGTCGGGCATTATTACTATTAATGCCCGCTCTATTAAACCGATTACATACGAAACTGCCGTAACATACACTACAGGGACGGCAAAATATTCGTTGTATCTGGATGTCGAGAGGCGCAGATGACACACAATGACATCGAAGATAAAATCATAACCGAGATCAAAACCAACATGACATACGTCCGCACGGTCGAGACGTATGCCGGGCAATTGGAAGGGAAGATCGAGGAGATGGCGATCACATTCCCTGCGGCATATGTTGTATATGCCGGATCATCCTTTGAGTGGGTAGACGGGCCGAACTATAACGAGATATGTGAATTCTCAGTGCTGGTCTGCGCAAAGAATCTGAAGGGCAATGCAGCGATGCGCAAGGACACGCACGGCTGCTATGAGATGATCGCGGATATCAAAACAAACCTCATTAATAAGACCTTTGGCCTCGCTATGGAGAAATTAAAGATACTGCGGGTGTCGCTGATATATATATCGCAGTCAGTCACTATTTACGGAATAGATTTTCAGACTAATTTTGATACGACATTTAACTGGTAAAAAAGGAGGTTTATTATGTCAGGTGTAGCAGGGATAGAACTAAAATTCGCAGTAAAGAGGGGCGTAGCATGGGGCACTGCAGTAGAGTGCGGGGCAAACGACGGAGTATTGGTTCTGCCCGGAGCATTGAAGGCGACAATGGACGACAAACCGGATGACTCACTCGGTCTTTTCTGGCCGACAGATTCCGACCGCGGCGCGGTTGTCGCTGCTGAGGGTGGGCGACCTGCGTATTTGAGGTACGACTCCATTGATGTGCTCATTGCGCATTTTATGGGGACATCAGGGGCTCCGACCTACACGAGCGGCGTTGCGACCAACGGGACGGGTGCGGGTAGCACGACAACGCTGCTTAAGACCGGCGCGGGCTGGACGATTAATGAACATGCCGGGAAATTCTGGCAGTGCTCAGCTGACTCCGGACAGCCGACAAATGTCGGAGCTGTACGGCGCATCGTAAGTAACACTGCCGACACGCTGACATTTGCAGCGGCCCTGCCTGCAGCTACAAGCGCAACGACACAGGGCAGCATGTCTGCCGGGATCGCGACTCATAATTATGATCTCGCAGATAACCTCGATGGAGTGTTCGTGACCGTCGCTATGAACGAAAAGATCGGCATCAAGGAGGCCCCGTCACTCAAGCTGTCAGAAATGGTCATCAAGGGGACAACCGGGAATCCACTCCAGATTATATTCAAAGGCCCGGCATACAATGTCATTTTCAATTCGGCGGTAAATACGCTTGCAACCTTTGCCAATGTTACCTATCGTGAACAGCGAAATCGGATGCTTTACTCTCAGGGAGTTATGAGAGTAAATGCCCAGGGTGGCGGCGCTCTCGGATCAGGGGACATATTCTATCCCAAAGAGTTTGAACTTACGGCGAAGCGGGCTATGAAGGGGGTTTATGGTGCGGGAGGATCTTTCGATAATATCGATGAGCCTACAAATGATGGTACGCCGGAGGTACAGCTGAAAATCACGATGCCGAGGCATACTGAAATAACCCCCTTTACCGACTGGGCAGACAGCAGTGTGTATAAAAAAATGGACATAACCTTTACTGGAGCGCTGATCAGTGGATCATCATACAGAAAAATGGTACTGTCATTCCCCAACCTGAAATATGCAAATGTTGATACCCCTGAACAAAGGGGGATACTTGAGAACGAGAGATTGTTCAACTGCCTGTCCGCAGCCGCAGCCCCTACCGGCATGACCGGGATTACAAAGCCTTTCAGGCTGCAACTGGTAAACACCTTCGGCGGGGACCCGCTGCAGGCCGGGAATTAATACTAATGGGTATGGGATGCCGTACCTGTCATTCCCGCGCAGGCGGGAATCCAGAAAAATATGATTCTGGACAAGCCGGAATGACAATAAGGAGACATAGATAATGGCAAAATTTAATTTTTCAGATACTGACAAATCCCGGTGGATACAGTTTGACGTTGACACCGAGGTAAATATAAAGCTGATCACCAAACGCGAGTTGAGGGAGATAAGTAAGCGGTCAGCTAAACACGCCAAACTGACCGGCGAGGACGAGGCGGATGTTGCGGACAGATTGCTGGGCCGTGCCGCGGTGCTTGGCTGGCGCAATAAAGACGATCACAACCATCCGGGCATTATTGTCAATGATCAGCCCTGTGAATACAACCAGAGTAATATTGACTTGCTCATGGCAAAGAGCCTTAAATTCTCCCGGTTTGTAAATCAGACGTGCATTGATGAAGACGAATTTGACAGGGAGACAGACACAAAAAACGGCTAACAGCTCATATCCGCGCAAAGCTGGACTTCCCGAATGTGAGCTGTGATGTATGCAGGGAGACATTATTAATAGATAAAGTCGAGCCTCCCTGTTTTAACGAGGATGGAGATGAACAAAGACCCGGAATCAACAGCTGCTGGATACCTCCCCCGGATGAGCGCGGGCAGCGCATTCTCGACATTCGCGCAAAGATTACGTCACTACAGGGCCTCGTTGATCCCGGTACTATTCTTGGTCTTTATAATGCTGATCTTGAGGATATCGAGCTGCTGGCATGGCTTGAGGAGCAGATTAAAGAGATGAACGGAAAGCAAAATGGCTAAGGTATCAATCGAAATAGTCGCTGACGACAAGGCCTCTGGGGTATTCACAAACCTCCGGAAGGAAGGCTCCTCGGCGTTTGATAAGATCAAAAGCTCTGCGCTGGATTTCTTTAAGGCAATGGTCGGGTTTGAGGCGGTCAAACAGGCGTTCAGATTTCTAAGGGACACTGCCGCTGACATACTCAACACCGCCGCAGCCTTTGAGCAGACAGAAATCATGCTCAGGCGATTGACCGGCAGCGCGGAGGCCGGGAAAAAGTCCTTTGACTGGATCGTGGATTTCTCGACAAAGACGCCGTTTCAGATGGAGGCGGTACAGGACTCATTTGTTAAGCTGCAGGTGGCCGGGCTTGATCCTATGTCCGGCAAGCTCAAGAACCTTACCGACGCGGTTGCCGCATTCGGCGGAGGGTCGCAGGAACTTCAGCGGGCGTCTGTAGCCATACAACAGATGTCCGGCAAAGGCGTAATCTCGATGGAGGAGTTACGGCAGCAGCTCGGCGAGGCGATCCCCTCGGCTATGAAGATCATGGCACGCGAAATGGGGATGAGCATGACGGAATTTATAAAGCATGTCGAGCGGGGAGAGGTGGACGCAAAGACCGGTCTTGAGGCGATGTTCAGGGGATTTGAAAAAGACTTTGACGGGGCCGCAGCGGGCATGATGAATTCATGGACAGGTATGGTCGCTCAATTAAAAGTCGAGTGGGCCAAATTCGCAAAAGAGATTATGGACGCCGGATTGTTCGAGACGCTGAAAGGCGAGGCACAGGACTTCATGACCTGGCTGCGCTCGCAGGACCTGAAGGCATGGGCAAAGAATATCTCCTCTGCTGTTGAGGTTGTTATAAGCGTGTTTAAGGTCGTTATATCGACTGTTAAAATCCTGTCAAATTACTCTTACGAGCTGGGCATAGCACTGGCCGGGATCGCCGCAGTAAAGGTGATATCCGGGGTTGAATCCCTGATCACCGTGTTTAAGGCTTTGGAGGTGCAGATCAAATTATCATCAATCGCGGCACAGGGCTTTGCCATCACGGCTGGATACTATATCGGCCAGTGGCTGGGAGACAAGCTCGATAAGACACTCTATAAGTTGACGAATATCGACCTCTCCGGGATGAATGCGGTCAATGAGCAATTAAAAAGCATCGCTGATGAGCGCGAATATGTAGAGCAGAAACATGCCGAGGCCCTTGCACGGCATAAACAGGCCGAGGAGGCCGCAAAGACCGCAGTCGACAGCCTCACCATCTCCGAGCAGCAGCGCACAGAGGCGCTGAAAGGTCTCGAAGCGGTTATGAAAAACATGCTTGACCTCGAGACAAAGATCAGGCAGCAGCAGGAAGGATATGCTGACCTCGAATTATCACTCAGACAAAAGCTCATGGCTGAGGATGAAAAATATTACAGTACACAGCAGCGCCTCGAGCAGAAACTGCAAACCGCCCTGAGCCTCACCGGCCAGGATAAGATAGACGCCCTCACTGAATACCAGCGGGCCGTGGCAAACTCCGCGCAGGAGGTGATCGATGCTAACGGCAACGTCGTGGTATCACTCGAGCAGTCTGTCAGCTCCGCACTCGCAAAGATCAGCGCAGCACAGACAGCAGTAAAAGTGGAGCAGAAAAACATGGCAGACGCCCTATACGCCGAGGCCGAGGCGTGGCGGACAATGGGCCTGGCCGCCGACGAGGCTGTATATAAGGCATTGCAGGGCATTAATGATATATCCACCCGTCTTGATGAGCTGACCGCTCAGCCGCATGTAATCAAGATGGTCATACAGCAGGAGACGGTCGGGGACACGACAAGGTATTTCACAACTCCGGTCGATCAGGGGCCAGGATACCAATCCGAAAACTCAATGTCAGGATTTCATCCGCTCGGCGCGCATAAAGACGGGACCGACTATGTCCCGAAGACCGGCATGTATATGCTGCCTCAGGGGGAGGCGGTAATCCCCGCAGCACAGAATTACAAATCCAGTATCACGATCGCCCCCAGCATCACCATCCAGAGCAGCAGCAAGGATGGCCGTCAGCTCGCCCGCGAGATCGATACGGAGATGGCGGATATGTATACGCATAATCGGTCACGGCTCAAAAAAGTGCTGGAGGGCAAATGAGCCAGATTAAATGCGCTTATAAAAATCTGCTGGAATCCGGGACAGTAACGCTGCCGTTGGGCTCAGAAGACAGTAGTTATCCAGCCTACAGATTACATGACCGGGATATTGGCAAGAAGTTTAGTCTTGCTAATGGTCTGAACCACGGTCAATCATATGGCGCGACTACTGATATTTCGGGTGGTAAAATCGGCAGGTATGGATATTTTGATGGAGGAGATTATATCAATATTCCTCATAACGCAAGGTTGAATATCATTAACAAATTCACGCTTGCTTTTTGGGCACGAAGAGAGGCTGTAGGGGCCGCGGCCTTATTTGAAAAAGGTAATGATTCTAATGGATGGGACCTCAACGGTGATTCAAGTGGCAATGTTAATTTGAGATCAAAGGGTTTTAACTCATCCAGCGATCATGTGGTGAGTAGTTATCTCCCGGATAGTGTCTGGACATTCTGCGTAATAACATATGATGTCACAGCGGGGGCGAATAATTTAAAATTTTACCGGAACGGATCGAGCGTTGCGACATTTACCGAGACTGGTGGATTATTGGTAAATTCCACCTCCCTTAAAATCGGCAGATCGTTAGAAGGTACACAATTTTTCACTGGCTTATTAGATGAGGTTACTATCTGGGGCCGTGCACTGAGTGGAGCGGAAATAACGGATTTGTACAATAGCGGTAATGGTGAAAATCTTACAGGTGATTTTTTTATTGACCTGTGTGGATATTGGAAATTTGATGAGGCCGCCTGGAGCGGAGTCGCAGGTGAAGTAAAAGATTCATCTGTAAAACAAACAATTAATATAAAGATAGACCGTGCCTTTTTTAATCCATGTGGCCAGGCATATGGAGGGGCTCAAACTATACCGGGCGGGAAATTAGGTCGTTGTGGGTCGTTTGACGGGGTTAACGATTATGTGAACATTACACATAATGATAAATTGAATATTACTCAGAAATTTTCCATGGTGTTCTGGGCAAAATTAACGTCTGGAGGGACAACCGCGATATTTGAAAAAGGAAATACTTCAAATGGTTGGGATCTTGCGGGCGGATCCGGGGGAGATATGAATCTAAGAAGCTCGGGATTCATAAGCCCTGATCATGTTGTATCCGGATATTTAACGGCAGGAGCCTGGACATTTTGTGTGATAACATATGATGCTTCCGCCGGCGCGGATAATTTAAAGTTTTATAAGAACGGTTCGATATTTGCGACATTTACTGAGACCGGCGGATTGATAGCGAATGCAACTGACCTTAAAATCGGGACAGCTGCATCCGGGGGCCAGTTTTTTAAAGGATTACTCGATGAAGTAGCTATATATTCGAGAGTTTTATCAGGGACGGAAATTACCGAACTCCACAACGGGGGAGATGGAAAGATATTGACCGGGGCATATTTAAATGATCTGGCCGGGTACTGGAAATTTGATGAGGCATCATGGTCCGGGGTTGCAGGGGAAGTGAAAGAAATGACTGGCTATGATAGCACCCCGGTTGATAAATTAATCATTCCGGCGGGGCACAATTTGTACAATGCGTCATTTAGCTTAAAATATTCGGATGACGACATGACATATGTCAACATAGTCGCTCCCTGGACACAGGCGGATAGCGAGCTGATTGAAAAGACCTGGGCCTCATCTACTAACAGATTCACGGAGCTTAAAATAGTGACTCCAGTCCTGCCGCAGATAGCAGAGATGTTCCTCACGTCAGAGTACGAATGGGAGCGCAATCCCTCCCGTCCGACCGGTGACCTTCTGCCCCGCTTCAATGTTGAACGGGACGTGTGCGCAGGTGGCCAGCCACGCTACCTCATACACGGCGATCCGCGCCGGTACCGATATTACCCGCAGGTCAGGGCTCTATCCACGCAAAAGGCCAACGCAAAGGCGATGTACGACGCATGGGCAGGAGGGAAACCCTTCTGGCTGTGTGACCACGAGGGCAACTGGATATATGGAGAGATCCTCAGCATGGAAATGCCTGAGCAGGCGTCTGATATGTTCCCGTTCAGCTTCGAATTTTTAGAGGTCCTGCCATGAAAATACAGGGATTGGGGGTCAGGGGTCAGGGGGCAGTAAAAAAATGTCATTCCCGCGAAGGCGGGAATCCAGTTCCTTATTAATGTCTGATGGAAGCTCAAACGACATCAATTCAAAAAGCCCTCGACCGTAGCAGGTTAAAACCAGTATATATCGTTGAAAGCACACTCCAGGGCGCGGGCGCGCCGACGCTCTATTTCTCAGATAGAAACATCACTGTAGGATCGCAGATATATGAGAATTATCTGGACGACCTCTCCGGACTCGCCGAGGAGATCGAGCGCGCTACGTCAGAGGGGTTGAATCCGGATATTCATCTGAGATTTAAAAACGATAGATTTATGTCACATACCCATCTCATCGAAATCGGGAGCACATACCCATTCCACGGCGCGGTCACCATCATTAAAGAGGTATATCTCGATGACGATAATGCCTTCTCCGACGTACGGACGATATTTAAGGGCGCGCTGGACCAGCCGAGGGACATCGATGAGCTGAACTTTACCTGCCCGGTGTCGGCTATGACGCTGGTTAAAGATAAACAATGGAAGCAGACCATGATCACAAAGGCGGCCTACCCGAATGCCGACCCGGACGATATCGGGAAGTACGAAAATATAATTTACGGCAGCTGCGAAAAGGTCCGATGCCATGCGATCAAGGCGGGGGCGGTTGATTCCCTCGCGCAGGACATTGGGACCGGTTTATCGGCTTTTGCATTGTCTGATCCCGCAGGCAAAGGAATGTCCTCGGGGACTATAACAATCCAGATTGAAAACGAACAGATAAGGGGATCATATTCAGGATCGACATTTACGCCGACTGTGCGTGGCTATAACAGTACAACCGCAGTGGCCCATGATAAGGGGATGGCTGTGTTTGAGGTATTGTCTGAATATGTATATTTAGTTGCTGGACATCCGGTAAAGGCCATAGGTGATCCGTATGCCTGGAACGGCGAGAGATGGGTCAGACAGCCTACCGGAGTCACAAAATACACCGGACAATCCGGCAGTGAACATGGCAGCTATTCGGGGAAGGCTGTTATTGCATTCTCTGCCAAGCCGGTTGTGAAAAAACAGGTGGATATGACAATATCGGACCCCCAACATCAGCATGCGGCATCCGTATTAATAGATACTGTTGTTATGAATCAATATACCATTAATAGCGGCTCTTGGACATTCACAACAAGTAACATCATAGACAATAATTTTAATAATTCTGCCGTTCAGGATCCAAGCAGCAATACGGACGTACAGAGAATACTTCCATATAATAATGGGATTCCTTCCCGAATTCGTATCGGTATTAATCATAGCGACGCTGTATATAACAATATCGCAGCAGTCAGTTTTTATTTGAATGGCGCGTTGAAACAGACATTGAATTTTAACGGGTCACCATCCAAAACAACGACATATTCGAACTGGTATACGCTGAGTTCCTGGTCACATGTTAACGCCGCGAATACATACGTTAATATTGTGACTACTGCTGGCAACTCATTCAGGGTATGGGAAATATGGTATGAAGTGGAGTATGATCCAACCACGTCAACCGGAGCAACAAATACCTCTCTTTCCGGCAACAGCTCCGCTGATGCCTTTGTCGGCGAGGCCGTCTGCTGCGACGTGGATGGATACCGTGACGACGGCTCCGGGACATATACAGGATCGGCCAATGCTCTTATAGAGCGTCCGGACCATTTTTATAAGCATTTTATTGATATACTCTATGGGTTTACGCTTACGGATATTGATAGTTCGTCATTTACTGCAGCTGGGACGGCCTATGCAGCAGCCATTAGCGGGGGGTATAAGTTTGGCATCTGTATTAATGAGGAGATCGTACCGTCACAATTTATATATAGTCTGGCACCTCAATGCCGATCAAATATCCGGTATGACAAGGGGCTCTGGAAGCTTCTCTATCTCCCGGACATTGGCCCTGCGGCGGTCAAGACGATCTCTAAGTCCAGTCTGTCCGGGGAATTCTCTAAATTTTCGTTTAACTGGACAGACAATATTAATATAGCCAACGACCTAAAAGCACTCTTTAAATACAATTACGGTCGGCTGAAATATGATGAATCAGAGTGGATCGGGACGGCTACGGCCACGGACGCCACATCACAGGGGAAATATGGCGTCAGGCCGCTGACCGTACAATTCAGTGCAGTCCGCTCGCAGGCAATGGCCGATCATGTATTGGCTTTTATATTATTACTGCGTAAGAACCCCCTCCTGACCGTTAATTTTCCGGCGTTTTGGGAATACTTTGCCCTTGAGAGGGGTGATACCTTCGATATAGTTAATTCCCTGTATAATGCCGTGAAATTCTATATTGAACGGATCGGCAGGCCTGAAAAGGGAATAGTTAATATTACCGGCATCCAATGGCCGGGATAACATAAAGAAGCAGGCGGGAGGCACGACCCTCCCCACTTACCTGTGTTGACGCACAGATAACCCGTAAGGGCTGCTCCTTGTAGTGGATGCAATACTTATCGGAGCAGGCCCTCAAAACTTTAGGAGGGTCGCATGAATAGTTTTCTGAGCTGGATGGGCGGCAAATCTCTGCTCGCTAATAAAATCATCCCAAAAATCCCTGAACACACCTGTTATTGTGAGGTATTCGCCGGGGCCGCCTGGCTCCTCTTCCGGAAGGAAGAGTCAAAGGTTGAGATCATTAACGACATAAATACCGACCTGGTCACACTCTACAGGATCGTGAAAAACCACCTGGACGAGTTTGTCCGGTACCTGCGCTGGATCCTCGTATCGAGGGACGAGTTTGAGAGGTTTAAAAAGGAGTCCCCGGACACCCTGACGGACATCCAGAAGGCCGTCCGGTTCTACTATCTTGTGAGGACCGGATATGGCAGCCGGTTAGTCAATCCGACGTTTTCAATAGCGACCACGGGCCGGTCGAGCTTCAATCTGCTGCGGATAGAGGAAGATCTCTCTGCCGCCCACATCCGGCTGTCAAGGGCCTATGTAGAAAACATGCATTACGAAAAGCTCATACCCCGCTTCGATAAGCCTCATACCTTCTTTTATATAGATCCGCCGTATCATGGATGCGAGGATTGTTACGGCAAGGGGATCTTCGGACGGGCCGATTTTGACCGGCTTAACAGCCTTTTAAAAGACATTAAAGGCCGGTTTATAATGAGCATAAACGACACGAGGGAGATCAGGCAGACGTTCGGTAAGTTCAATATTGAGAAGGTCAAAACGACCTACACAGCGGGAGGCGCGGACAAGAAAAAGCCGGTTACAGAGCTATTAATCAGTAATTTTTGA